ACAAAGTACAAAGTCAGGACGCCTTGAAGATCCGGATGAGTAAGAAATCTCGTGATAGTGTCTTCAGTGTTCACGCTGTCACCCTGAAGTTGCGAACAAGCTCCTGGAGGTCTAAAACGTTTCCCTTTTCATCTACGAAGAACTCTTCGAGATGACCCGCTTCACCACAACAAGAGCCCCCCTCTTCTTTTGGGCCCTGTTGACAGTAAGGACAAAACAACGCCGTGCTGTAGTTTGATCGCACATACTTCATGACCACCTCTCGGTGGGCCTTTTGTTCAGCGTATCGAATGAAGCTCATGCGACCTCCTTTGGGCCTGATTCTTCTCTGCATGAGACACATCGGGCGTCTTCGCCCTTAGGAGCTAAAGCTGAAATCAAAAAACAAGCGGGGCAAACGCGGTCGTCAAACCCGCGTAAACGCTCAAGCCGCTCATCTGCCTGGAGTTCGTTTTCGCAGTGATCGCATGTCCTAACTTCTGACTGTGCTTTCATGTGGAACTCCTTAAAGCTTGACTTAAAAAAATTGGTATACTATGTGATCTAGGCTGCTTTTGGATCGTCATCGGGACTACTGAGTTTCGCGCTCAGCTCGTCCAAATGCCGTTCAATTTCGAACTTGGATCTTCGGGCGATCGGCTTATTATTGAAATACTTGCCGACCGTACTGATGCTCATCTTGAGGGCACTCGCTATGTCTTGCTGGGTCACCCCAGCCTTTTTTATTAGCAACCTAATTGTCCCGTTATCCATAGACATAAATATACATAAGTTTACCAGTTTTGTCACTGTAATTATACTTAGGAATACCATTTTGTGACCAAGTCTATGGAAACATTGAAGAAAAAGCTAAGCTCCGCCACGAGGGCAAGGGGGGTAAAGGCCGATATTAGGCGACAGGGCGGCTTCAGTGGTTCCCAGTTAGACGGGTATATAAACGGGACGGCGTCACCTGTTTTGGAGCAGCTAGACAGGCTCGCGGCGGCGTTAGGCGTAGAGGCCTGGGAGCTGATACGGCCAGAGTCCGAAGACGACCGCGACCATGCAATCTCAGACCTGTGGAGTAGCGCTGACATCAACGAAAAAGATCACCCAGAAATGTTCCCTGGATTCGTAGGCAAAAACCGAAAAGAGCTAGCCAGGCTACTTTCGCTCCTTACCGACGTTGAGGTTGGGCTCCTTCTTAAGGGGGTCGAAGTCTGGCTCGTGAGACTCCGCAAGCACCCGGATGGCGTGAGCGACCCTAAGCCTAGCAAGAAAAGCATCAAAGACGCGGGTTAGTTCTTTGAACGCCACAACCAAGTCATGAAGCGCGTCGTGTGTTGCGTCTGTGGCCTCAGCGTATGCCTCGTTTTCTTGATCCTTAATCGAGTAACGTCTTTTTTTTGGTATTGCAGGGTCTACTCTCTTAGTCATTTCAACTCATCGGACAATTTAAAATTCATTAAATAGTCGGCCCGTATCGTGTCGAAAATGACACATTCAAAAAACGTAAAACATGAATAAAAATGTAGAGATGAAGGCAATTATTTTTTTATTACCCATTTTGTTAAGTGGCTGCGCGACCTATCGATGGAAACAAGAGTCTGGGAGCACTAACTTTTATTTGGCCCACAACGACTGCCAGGTGAAGTCCAAGATAGTTGTAGGCAGCCAGGGAGAGTTCGATTTCGGCTACGGCATCAGACAAAAGCGATTTATGGAAGAGTGCATGATGGGGCAGGGCTGGGCTCTCGAGAAACAATAAACAGACAGACTCATCAAATCGCCAGTAATGGCGCAGCACAAACGAGACAACAAGACACCCTTGTCTATATATACCTTCGAAATCTAAGATAATTATTCATAAATATTAATATTGTTTATTTTTATTAATATTAAGGTTGATAATCATTCAACCTCAAGAAACAATTCTCATCAATGGATATGGAATATTTGGACCGCCTCTATCAGGCGATGCTCTCAAATTATTACGAGTGGTCAAACACCCCTCGACCCACCCCAATCAAACAAGCAGACAGAACCGACGAAGAACTCAAAGAGATTCGAATCAAGCACGGATCTTTTCGAGATTCCGAATGGGTTCGCTACTGCGACGCCAGAGACAAGTATTGGGCCGCTTACCGTGCAATGTACGAAACAGGAGAAACAAGATGGAAAAACTAGAAGTGAAAAACAAACTAAGAAAATACTACGGACCCATTAAGGGCGCCTTCAAACACAGCCTCCCCACCGGAGCAACCGAGTTTGATAAATTCTGTGAACGCATACTTGGGTACTACAATCTTCCCAATGTGCGATCTTACAAAGAAGCCATTGCACACATGATTCAGCACCTAGACCCACTAACAACCAAGGCACCACTCACCTACTTCGCAAAGAGCATCAAGAAAGCCCAGGCCAATCAAGCGGCCTTCCATGCTCTTCAAAAGTTCAAAGAAGAATCAAAAGCAGAAGAAGCAAAAATAATCGAAGAAGAAAAAGCAAAAGAGACCGCTCCTAACTAAACATGGAAACAATTTCCTGCATGAGCTTTTACAAAACTGCAAAGTTTAAGAAGCTTCAAACAAGGTGGTACAAAAAGCTTGAACAAGAAGGGTTCGAAGATGCTGAAAACGAATCTAATGGTAAGACCTTCTTGAAGGTTTGGCACTCTAGCTATTTTCAAACAAAGTACACGAAAGATTCTTTTCAGAGCAAAGCAGCATATTACAGAATGGCAGCACAATTTCTTCACAGACACCTATTTGAAAACCAACTCGAGCAAGCCATTTGGCTTCTTCACTCAGAGGGGCTGTCGCTTAGGGATATAGCCATTGAAGTAAGCAGCAATAAAGACACCGTGAACCAGGTTGTAAGAAGGCTAGCAAAGATCATGAGGACTTCCATCAGTGAGCGATAGCATCATAGCCTCAAAGAAAGAGCTTGTTATGCAGCGCCAAGGAGCTGAGGGAGACATCAACTTCATCTATGCAACGTGGCTTCAGGCCCTTTACTACGGTAACGGCTGGTCCAGAAACGTAGAGCCCGTGTCAGGTGCCCCTGTAGACATATACAGCTCGATGGATAGAGACATCTTCTTTAAGAACTACAACAACATCATCCAAAAGATTCTTATCAAGCCAACGGTCAGAGTGAACATCGCTTGCCTCATAGAAGACCCAGATGTGATCTTAGGATACAGCGTCACAGAGCCAGAGCTACTACACTTCGTATTTGTAAAAGATGTTTGGCGGAGAATGGGAATTGCGAGAGACCTTATCCCGACAGACACAAAAACAGTTACGCACCTAACCAGAATAGGTAGGGGCCTTAAACCAAAGGACTGGGGATTTAACCCGTTCTTAATCTAGGAGAAACCATGACAGACCTAAAGGCAGTAGAAGAACCACAAGATCAATCGGCACTCGAAAAAACCAAGCAAGAATATATTCAGAAATGTGTTGAGCTTGGAAACGTCATGTACCAGATCGAAGTAAACAGACTCGAAGTACCAAAGCTGATCGAAGAGATGAAGAAACTAAATAACAAAGGGCACTACCTCGAAGGCCAGATCAAGGCACAAGCGGAAGCGCAGAAGGAGCTAGACAATGGCAGCAAACACTAAAGCAGTAAAATCAGAAGCAAACGTAGCAGTAGAGTATTCCCTACAAAAGGAAGACGTGAAGTATTTCGTTAAGACGGCTGAGTTCCACGTACCCGTGAGAGACTCAGGTGTAACCGAAAAGAACCTAGCAAAGTTCAAAGGCCTTCAATGGGCTGGCTGGACTCACGACGGGTTCTTCGCGTTCCAGGCTAAGCAGCTTCACGTGCTCCCTGGGTCAGCAGTACTTGACTCAACCGTTTAACTCTCTTTAACATTGTTTTAACAATGTCTAAGAAAGATCAATATAGGGGCCTTGTTCCCTTTAAAAAGGGGCAATCTGGAAATCCCAAAGGAAGACCGCCGGTCATTCTCCCAGAGGTTCGTGCACTCACTGACGAGAAGCGGAACGCATGGAAGGTTCTGATCGTCCAAAAGCTTGATCCAAAGCTTTCAGACTGGCTTGACCAGATCATAGCCCAAGGCATGGAAGACGGGGACGCCGTTAAGCTCAAGATGCTCATGGAAATGGTTGTGGGTAAAATACCAGAGGACGCTCCCAAGGATGAACTTAGCCCAGTAGAGCGAAAGATCATTGAAGTCTTCAGAGACAAGGTAGCAAAGCAAAATGGAGACACCGGATCTATACACACTGGGCCTTCAGTCGATCGAGGAAGTAACGAATCCTCAAGCTGATGGACTAAGAGACACGCTCTTTGCCAAACAAGATAAGTTTGTCACAGACAAATCTCGCTTCATTGCAGCCCAGTGCTCAAGGCGCGCAGGGAAAACTAACGGCCTCGCTCTTCGATTCCTTAACACCATGGCGACTCACCCAGGAGCATTCCTCCCTTACATCGCCTTAACCCGAGAATCCGCCAGAAACATAATGTGGCCGGTCATGCAGGAAATGGACGCAAGGTTTAGAATTGGATGCGAGTTCACGGAGAGTAACTTAACTGTCACTCATCCGAATGGTTCTAGGCTTCAGCTCTTTGGTGCGGACATGAAGAACTTCATCAGAAGACTGAAGGGAGTAAAAACTCCGGGGGCAGCGATCGATGAGAGCCAAGACTTTGGAGATCATATTCGATCTTTGGTGGACGATGTTCTCACTCCTACACTCACTGACTATTCTGATAGTTGGCTTGCTATTGTTGGTACTCCTGGCCCTGTACCTTCCGGATATTTTTACGAGGTAACTTACCAAAAGCTTCACGGCTTCACTCACCACGAGTGGACTCTTCTTGATAACCCATACCTTCCAAACGCATCAAAGTTCATAGAGGAGCTTAAAGCCAAAAGAGGATGGGAAGACAATCACCCTACCCTACTTAGGGAGTGGCAAAACAATTGGGTACTAGACGTTCAGGCGCTACTCATTAAGTACGAGGTGGGTAAATCCCACTTTGATGAGCTACCTCCCGGCAAGTATGAACACATTATGGGCATAGACATTGGTTTCAACGATGCGGATGCCATCTGTGTGATTGCTTGGAGTGAGAAAGACCCGAACACCTATCTTCTTGATGAGGTGATAACTGCGGGCCAGGGCTTGACCGAGCTTGTGCAACAGATTGAAGCGCTAAGGAGGAAGTATGACATTTCCAAAATGGTCATCGATGAAGGAGGCTTGGGTAAGAAGCTTGGCGAAGAGATACGTCGCCGCCATCACATCCCCGTACAACCAGCAGACAAAGCTAGGAAGATGGAGACTGTGGCTTTCATCAATGACTCTCTACGACTTGGAACTTTTAAAGCTAAGTCGGACTCAAGGTTTGCCAAAGACAGTTATAGCCTACAGGTGGATTACGATCGGTCCACACCTGATCGCATTGTGGTTAAAGATTCTTTTCACTCGGACATCATTGACGCTGTTCTCTACGCTTTTAAGGAGTCGCCTGCGTTTACCTACAGAAAACCAAAGGGACCAAAGCCTAAGTGGGGAACCAAAGACTGGGCCGACGTAGAAGTTTCTGAAATGGAGCAGCAGGCTCAGGAACACTTTGAGAAGATGGAACAAGGCACAGACTTTTAGACAGGTATATGAGCGATAAAGAATTCATACACCCACAATCTAAACGCATGGCTGCCGAACTATGGACGACTGGAGGGCTAACAAAGCGCGAGCACTTTGCTGCTCTGTGCTTGCAGGCAATGCTTTCTCCATTAACCCTTCCTCTTTCAGAAATAAACACCTCGGCCCTGGCAGACAACGCAGTTCTAATGGCAGACGAATTGATTCGGTCTCTCTCAGACAAATAGCCAATAGTAATGCTGCCTTTCATGAAGCGAAAGAATTTGGCGACTCTAATCCTTTCTCAAAGGGGAAAATCTGACGTGGAAATCAAACCAGAAATGAAATCACCAGGCGACGACATTGATCCGGGTCTACTTGAGGCAGCCGAAGACATCTTGAGAGCAATCAACGAGAAGTCTCCGATCGTTCTAGCCCACGCGTTACACGCTGCATTTCAGATCTGTGATTCTATGCCTCATGAAGAGGGTGAGCACCTTGAGGAATCTGAGGAAGAGTAATGTCCAAGGACGTATTTAATTGGAACGTGAGGACTGAAATGGCTGATTCAAAACCAAAAGAACAATCTATGAGCCTTGCATATGCCCTTAAGCGTAGAAACGAAGTTAAGATGGCTCGTGGTGGTCAGGTTGGCGAATTAGATCCTCAGAAGGCAAAAGAATTTGAGAAGGGCGCTACCGAATCAGGCTGGCAGCCCAAGCGTTGGATGGAAAACCTGAAGGCAGCCGTAACTCCAGAGCCAGCTCCAAAGCCTCAGGATGACCGCAAAGCAGTCGTGTATAACTACGCAACAGGCGGCATGGCCGGAAAGCCACTCATGGAAGTAGTGCTTGAGAAGCGCCAAAGCATGAGTGATGGCGGAGACCCAGATAACTCAGAGTGGCTTGAAGAAGAAGACATGCATGGACCTACTCGCAGTGAAGAGATGCCAGACATCGAAGTTGAGAGCCTAGAAGAAGCCCCCACCGCTATCTCAGACTCTGACGAAGACAGTCGAAAAGGCCTCATCAAAAAGATGATGGCCGATCTCCGAACTAAGCACTTCGGTCGCTAATCACAGACGCGGGTCCATATGTATGGACGCCGATATCAAGAAACTGAAGAAACTTACCGCTTTTATGCGCAAGAATGGTCTTTTATCGCTCAAAACTGGCGACATTGAACTTTCACTATCCCCTCTAGCCATCGATATGGGTTCAGAGCGTGGCGCACTAGAAGAGCAACCCCCAAACCCACCCAACCAAGAACCCCTGACCGACATGGACGTTCTGCTCTGGTCAGCACCAGGTAACATCGAGGACATGCAATGAGCCCAAATATTACGCCACGAATTGAAGACACGGTTGTCAGAGTTAAAACCTCAAGCAAGAAAGTCATGGATACTGGCACCGACTGGTGGTCATCGAACTCCAAGAAGGAGCTTTCGGACAAGTTACTTGCCACTGTGTCCGTACTTAAAGAGCAGAACCAAGGCAGATACAGACAGGCTTCGATCTTTGCACGCCTATACGGAAACCTTCCGCTCATGGGCTACACCGGATCTAACCTTTCAAAGCTAAGCGCAGGCAATCAGCTTCCTACCGATAGACCAACCATGTCTGTCATCACATCTTGCATCGATACTATTGTGAGCAGAATATCGCAGGCCCGTCCTCGTCCTGTATTTCTGACAGATAACGGAGACTACAAGCAGCGCAATCTTGCCAAGCAGCTAAACAACTTTATTCAAGGGGAGTTCTATCAAACCAAGGCCTATGAGCTTGGCCCTATGATGCTCAGAGATGCCGCTGTACTTGGCACCGGAGCTATTAAGATCTTAGAGACACCAGATAAAAGGGTTGGCCTTGAGCGCCGTCTTTGTACTGAGCTGCTCGTTGACCCAAACGATTCTTTCTATGGCGAGCCCAGACAGATTTATGAACTAAAGCTTGTTGATCGCATGGTGTTGATTGAGCAGTTCCCACAATACCGATCGATGATTGAAAAGGCTGAGCAGGCTTATCCAGACTCAAACGGAGACGGATCTAAGACCGTAGCAGATCAAGTTATGGTTGCTGAGGGATGGAGACTCCCATCAGGACCAGGCTCTGGTGACGGCGTTCATGCAATCGCCGTTAGCGAAGGATTGTTATTGGAAGAGAAATGGGAAAAACCAAAGTTCCCGTTCGTGTTCTTGCACTATTCACCACGAATGGTTGGAATGTGGGGCCAGGGGTTGGCTGAGAGGCAAATGGGGACTCAGATGGGGATCAACCAACTCCTCCTCACAATCCACAGAAGCATTAACTTGGTTGGAGTTCCTCGCGTGTTCGTAGAAGACGGTTCTAAAGTGGTTAAGGCTCACCTCAATAATGAAGTTGGCGCAATCGTTACTTACCGTGGAACAAAGCCTCAGTACGAAGTTGCTCCATGTGTTCCGGTAGAGCTTTACCAACAGCTTGAGCGATTAATTAAGTTTGCTTACCAACAAGAGGGCATCTCCGAGCTTTCTGCAAACTCACAGAAGCCAGCAGGTCTTAACTCTGGCGTTGCCATGAGAGAGTACGACGATCTTCAAAGTGACAGGTTTGCTGCCTTGTCTAAACGTTATGACAACATGTTCGTGGACCTTGCCTACCAGGTCATCGACAAAGCTTGTGACATAGCCGTTAGAGATAAGAAGTACCAAACCGTATATCCCAACAAGGATGGAACCAAGGAAATCGATTTACCCGAAGCAAAGAAGCTAAAGGAAAATCCTTTCGTTATCCAAGCCTTCGATTCATCAAGCCTACCTCGTGATCCGGCGGGACGTTTGCAGAAGATCACAGAGATGATGCAGGCTGGAATCATTTCACCACAAGAAGGCCGACGCCTCTTGGATTACCCAGACATCGAGCAAGTCGATAAGCTGGCTAATGCAGCAGAGGAAAGAATCCTAAAGATCTTAGACGAGATCGTAGAGCACGGAAACTACACACCACCAGATCCTTTCATGGACTTGGTGAAGGCTAAGGAACTCGTCACCCAATATTACAATTTGTACGCCGACTCGAAGCTAGAGGAAGAGAAGTGTCAGCAGATCCGAGACTTCTATACTCAGGTTTTAACCTTGATTCAGGCGGCACAACCACCGGCTCCTCCAATGGGTCCGGCGGCACCACAGGCCGTTCCTCAAGGGCGTCCAGTGAGTGACGTATTACCTGTCGGACCCCAAGGGGTTTGACGCTGAAGACAATAAAAACCAAAGGAGCAACAAATGCCTACAGTTACGCCCACAGATATGACCGCATCCACTACTATCGCAATGCCGACAAAAGTGGTTCCAAGACAAACGAGCACAGTAGAAGGAACAAAGCCTGAAGCAGCCCCTACCCCGGTAGAAGCCGCCTCTGCTGAAACAGTAGAAACAAAACCCGACGCCCTTTCACCAAAGTTTGCAGCTCTTGCAAAGCGTGAAAAGGCCGTGCGCGAAGCTACGCGCGCTTTCCAAGCCGAGAAAGCCAAACTCCAAGAACAACTTAAAGAGATTGAGACGGCGAAGGCCTGGAGAGAGTCTTTGACTAAGAACCCTATGCAGGTTCTGCAAGAGGCAGGGATCAGCTACGATCAGTTAACTCAGATCATGCTCAATCAACCACCTCAAGGTGATCCAGAGCTAGCGAAGATTCAAAGAGAGCTTGAGTTAGTAAAGGCGTCTCAAGAGCAAGAACGCCAGCGAGCTGAGAATCATCAGAAGTCTCAGTATGAGCAGGCCAAGAAACAAATGGCCATTGATGCAAAGACCTACATTGCATCCAACCCAGAGTTTGAGGCCATTGCAAATGGTGGAGATGAAGCCATTGAAGCGATGGTCGCATTAATCGAGCATGACTTTAACGAGAAGGGCTCGATTCCAAGTATCGAAGCAGTTGCCAAAGAGATTGAAGATGCACTCGTCGAGGAAGAGTTTAATCGCGTACAGCGCGCAATGAATCTTAAAAAGATTCAGGCAAGACTCGCTCCTCCCGCACCTCCGGCAGAGGTTGAGCAGACACAAGCGCCAAAAGCGCAATCACCGCAGATACAAACAACACTGTCGAATCGCATGGTGCAATCGACAACAAAACCCTCGACAGCAGCGGAGCGCAAAGCACGCGCTATTGCAGCCTTCCTGGGACAAAATAAATAAGCACTGAACGGAACAACCTCTTAAGTGAGGCTCTGCCCGGGACGTGTATGAAAGGGCCTACACATGGCTACGTACGCAAACGTATCGAACCAAGTTGCAGCTTTGAAAGAACTGTATACTGGCGACGATTACATGAAAGATCTCGTGTACAAGAAGAATCCCTTCTTGGCACTCGTCCCTAAAGATGAATCTCCAAGCGGTTTCGCAGGAAAGTATATTCCTGTGCCTCTCGTTTATGGAACACCTCAGGGCCGTTCGGCTACCTTCGCAACTGCGCAGACTAACCAAACTGCTCCAGCTCTCTCGAGCTTCTTCGTTTACCGCGTAAGCAACTATCAGCTTGTCACGATCACGAATGAACTCTTGGAAGCAACAAAGGATAACGCTGGCGCATTCGTTGATGAAGCGAAGCTCAACATGGACACTGGTTTCCGCAACATCTCGAATGACTTAGCTCATGACTTGATGACTGCTTCAACTGGTGAACGTGGACAGATCAGCTCTATCAGCACCGGTGTTATCACCCTTGTTGATTCAGCTACTGTTGTTCAGTTTGAAGTCGGTATGGCACTTGTGTCGTACTCGGTTTCTGGAACAACTCCTACGATCGCAACAGGCGGAGCAATCGGCTATGTGATCGCTGTGAACCGTTCTTCGGGAACTGTTACCGTGTCTGCAACAGCAGGCGGCGCAGCAGGAACTCCTACCAACTGGTCAACCACCTTCAAGTACTTGGCCGTTAGCGGCGACATTAACTTCGCCTCTAGTGGTCTCGGTTCTTCAAGCACTGGTTTGCTCAAGATCTCAGGTCTCGGCGCATGGTTGCCTACGACCGCACCTACCTCGGGAGATTCATTCTGGGGTGTTGACCGTTCTGTAGACGTGACCCGTCTTGCAGGCGTTCGCTTCGATGGCTCTGCAGAAAGCATCGAAGAAGCTCTTATCGACGGTGCTGCTCTTGTTGCTCGCGAAGGCGGCCAGCCAGACATGTGCTTCATTAACTTCTCAAGCTACGCAGCTCTCGAAAAGAGCTTGGGCTCGAAAGTTATGTACGTCGACGTTAAGCACGATGAAGCTGATATCGCATTTGCTGGTATCCGCATTCACGCTGCCTACGGCCCGATCACAGTCGTGCCAGATCGTAACTGCCCAAGCCAAACTGCATACTTGTTGCAGATGGATACTTGGAAGTTACGCTCTCTCGGAAAAGCTCCTCACGTTCTGACCTACGGGTTGGAAGGTTTGGAAGGCATCCGAGTTGGCTCTGCTGATGCTCTCGAAATCCGCATCGGCTACTACGCCAACCTCGTGTGCAACGCACCCGGCTGGAATTGCGTCGTCAGCTTGTCTGCTTAATTGATCTAAAAAATCAATCGTATTGGCCCTGGGGGGAAACCTCTGGGGCCTTTGCGTTTATAGACACTTAGGCACTCTTGATAGGCAAACGACTTATCCGGTTGGAATGGGGGCATCTCCAACATGTAAACCCACACCTCCGGGCGTTAGAACCCGGTGAAAGTAAAAGAAAAGGGAATCTTAAAATGGCAAACCGTTTATTTAATCGAAATACAATGACTTTAGAGAAGCAGCCAGTGAGCTTATTCTTACAGGCAGCTATTGGCGCAACAGGAGCACCAACCATCAGCGCTCTTAAGAGCTTGGGCTTCAAAACAATCACACGAAGCTCTGCCGGTAAGTATGTACTAGCTTTGGGCGGACCTGCTGGCGTGGATAAATATCAGCGCCTGCTGCTTTTAAACGCATCCCTCATCGCTACAACCACTTCAACTGTGGCTTCGGTGAGCGTCGCTGTTGATAACTCGGCCGGAACAACGCCAAGCATCACCATTCAGTGCGTTGACTTCGCTGGTGCGGCCGTAGACCCAGCAAGCGGTGAAACACTTCTTGTTAACGCTATTTTAGACGATTCGACTGCAATCTAAACTGATTAGTTTGGTGTGACGGTGCCCCCCGGCAAGGAAGCTGTGGTGGGTTAAACGGGTTGAGCCCCGGCCGTCGCCTCGAACCGGAGACTAAATGGCAATTCCAGGTACTCCAAATAATTTTTACGTTCAGCAAGGAAATAACCAGGTCTATCTAAGCTGGGATATCTCTGCTGGTGCTACTTCTTATTCGGTATATAGGTCTACAGACGGGGTTACATTCGCATCCGTTGCAACACCAGTAACCAACTACTACCTAGACACGTCCGTAAGCCCAAACACTCAGTGCTTTTATAAGGTCGCATCGGTTAACGCCGACGGCACAAGCCCATACACAAGCGCGCAGTCCATTACTCCTACCGGAGATGGCGTCATGTGCCTTGGTCAGCTGAGGCTTGAAGCTCAACAGAGAGCAGACAGAGTTAATTCCAATTTTGTTACGGTCCCTGAGTGGAACTCATACATTAATCAAGCGGCGTTCGAGTTGTATGATTTGTTGACGACTGTTTATGAGGATTACTTTGTAAACGCCACCTACTTTACGACCGATGGAACTACGGCTCAGTATACTCTTCCAAACGGAACCAATACGTTTCAAAATAGCGCAGGGGCATCGGAAGTTCCGCTCCCATTCTACAAGCTCATGGGGGTTGACCTTGGAATTACAAGCTCAACCAATGCATGGGTCACCGTTAAGAAGTTTGAGTTCATCTCAAGGAATCGATATGTTTACCCTCAGCTTACTAGTACCTATCTTGGCGTTTTTAATCTTCGTTACCGTGTTGTCGGAAACACTTTGATGTTCATTCCGACCCCATCTGCGGGTCAAAAGGTTAGACTCTGGTATCAACCTCGTCTTACTCAGCTTTTACAAGACACAGATGTTTTAGACGGAGTTTCTGGTTGGACAGAATACGTGATCGTAAGAGCTGCGTTCTTGGCTCTAGCTAAGGAAGAGTCGGATACTTCACAGATGCTTCTCCAGTTGAATGCCCTCAAACAGAGAATCGAAGACTCCGCCATGAACAGAGACATGGGTCAGCCAAGCACAATCTCAGATACCAGATCTAGAGCCGAGCAGTGGGGTGTTTACGGGACGTCTGGTGGCGACGGATCGGTTGGTGGATTTTAATGAAGCTCCCGATCTTTCAAACTGAAAACAAAGACCTAAGCCTTATGCAGATAAAGTGGGCATCGATGTTAGAGCCGCCTCTGAGCTTACCCATCAACAGTGGAATTTTACTTCAGAAGGTATCGCTTGCTAGCGGTGCAAACTCGATAAATCATTTGTTACAAAGAAAGCCTATTGGTTGGTTCATTACACGTCAAAGATCAGCAGCTACGGTCTACGACACTCAAGACTCAAACCAGAGGCCCGAGCTTACGTTAAACCTGACGGCAAGCGCCGCTGTCACTGTGGATTTATATGTGTTTTGAGAGGGGATTATAAATGGCTGGTGAAACCACAACCGCAAATATGAATCTGATCGTACCTGGTGTTGGTGTTACGGCCGGCCCCCAGTACGCAACAGACTTAAACGCATCCCTTACTTTGATTGATTCTCATAATCACTCATCTGGGTCTGGAGTTCCAATTACTCCCAGCGGGATGAACATAAGCTCCGATCTTTCCATGGGTAGCAACAACCTGACTCTAGCTAGATCAGTGCGGTTTGCTGTTCAGTCTTTATTCTCTAGCTCATCGGATAACGGGTCAGTGTTCTTTTCCGGTGTTGATCTGTATTTCAGAGATGGAAATGGAAACAATGTCAGGATCACTCAGAGCGGTGGTGTTGCTGGTACGACAGGATCTATCGGCGGCCTAGTTGCTCCTGCTTCGGCTACATATGTTCCTGCAAATCAGACATTCGTTTGGCAGTCTAACGTAAACACTTCGGCAAACCTAGACTGTGGTTCTGTTAAGATTAGAGAGGTTGCGGCTAGTGCAAACGCAGTTACTCTTTCTTCTCCTTCAGCTTTAGCTGCGAACTACGCCATCACGCTTCCTCAGGGTCTCCCGTCAGCAGATGCCGTTTTTACAGTTACGTCTACTGGTACAGCCAGCTTTAAGTCGGCAAACTTAAATATTTACGACGCCGTTGTAGGCACTGCCGGCCAGGTTACTGGTGGAATAGCAACACACAGCACTCTTTCGGCTGCGATCACTGCCACATCAGCAAATGGAACTATCAAACTTCTTCAGGGTGGGTGGACTGAGAACATCACGGTCAGTAAAACCCTAAACATAATTGGATCGGGAAGAAACTCGGTGATAACCGGAAATCTAACCATAGCAACGGCAAACTATTGCAATATTCGTGATTTACAGTTCACGGGTAATATTTCAACCACAGGGACTTCGACTGGTAACTGCGTTCAGAACGTATTTATTGGATCAAGCTCGACGTTTAGCGACACTAATACAGTTAGCGACAACGGAAACTTCTATCACTTCATACAGGGGTAAAATATGGCTACACAAATTGGAACACTTGGAAATATTCCCACGCTAACCGTGGCAGGCGTTGTGTATACGGATTTAACAAATCTAATAGTGTTGGCTGCATATGCTACCGGCACAAATAACGGGACAGGCAGAAGACCTGGGGCCACAAGCGGGTATCAAGTTACTGCTGGTAAAACACTAACGATTAGATCCGTTCTTATTCACTCTAGCGCCACAACGGCTCCAAACACTAAGTTTGCACAATCTGACAATGACGTTGGCGTGGACAGTGGGACAGCACTTACCAGCCCGATTTATCTTGTATCAAGCGCGAATATTTATAGCGCTGCGGCAGCAATTGGATCAGAGGCCGCTATTCCAATGTTCTTCCCTGTCTTAGCTACTAAGTACTGGAGTTTCACGTCGGGTACAGGGTCTTCTGCTGTGACGGCCCTGTCGTACGGATATGAAGCCTAGATTAGAAAGATGGATCAAGTATCAAAATGTTCTTGTGGGATACTTGTTCGACAGCAAGGAGCACCCAAAGGGTTCGAGAGTTAGAACAGACGCGATAGTGGAGTTTGATCCAATAGCGTTTGAGGCAAGATGTGTAGACGGTGATTATAAGCTAGGGGAACCAGGAACGGCTGATGAACATAATCAACCGCTCTTAAAGTAAGGAAGCAACCTTTGTATGGCGATTCAAAAGCAAACCCTGAACATGAACTTTTCTCAGGGCATAGAAACAAAGGGAGACCCGTGGCAGCAACAGGCTGGCACAATGATCGATCTTCAGAACTCTGTGTTCACCAAGGGTGGAATGCTTCAAAAGAGAAACGGGTTTGCTGCACAGCCATCTCTTTCTATAGACACCTCTACAACTCTTAGTACCTATGTTGGAAACTTGGTTGCCGCTGGAACCAGTCTCAACGTACTCTCACAAGATAACGACACGTGGTCTAATCGTGGAACTATTCATCCAGTTGGCCTGAGTGTTGTCCCTCAGGTAAGAACAAGCTCAAGTCAAACAACTGTCGACGTAGCCGTGTCACCTACAGGGCTTTCGTGCTCTGTCTGGTTAGACTCAGACGCAAATTCTTACTACCAGGTAACAGACTCTTCCACTGGCCAGATCTTTGTTTCGGCGACCCAGCTTCCGTCAACGGCTGTTATGGCTAGAGTGTTTTCTCTCGGGGCCTATTTTGTAATTACTTTTCTTGCCACCATTGCTGGCTCCCCTCACCTTCAGTTCATCGCCATTCCAACCGCCAACCCATCAAACCCTGGCTCTGCTACAGATATAAGCACACAGGTCAGTGGGCTCACGGCTGGATATGACGGGTACTCTACCGAAACGACTCTTTACGTTTCTTGGAATGGTAATGATGGAGGCGGAGCAATCCGAACATCCTTTATTGATCAGACTCTTCAGCAGCACAACACGGCCGTTATCACTCTAAAGGCGTCTACTCAGATGAGTGTCACTGTGGACACTACACAGGGAACAGACCGTGTGTGGGTTACATTCTATAACTCGGCCACAACAAATGCATTTAGCTATCTATACGACAATAATCTAAACACGATTCTAACCAGCACGCAGACCATAACCGGCGTGACCGTTTCTAATATGACCAGTTACGCGACTGGAAACGTGCTGACTTTGTTTTATTCGACAAATCAAAACTACAGTTATGTTGCCACTAGATCTGATTACATTACTTCTGTCACTTGCACTTCTACTGGTACTGTTGGATCTCCTGCCGTAATCGCCAGAGGGGTGTGCGTTGCGAGTAAGGCATTTTATTTAGATGCAAACTCAAAGGGCTACCTGATGGCGTCTTACGGGGGTGCTCTTCAACCAACTAGCTTCCTTATCGATAGCTCTGGTGGAGTGGTTGCTAAGCTGGCTTACCAGAACTCGGGCGGATATCCCATAAACCAGGTTCTCCCTGGTGTTACTCTGTCCGATACAAATGCTCAGATTGGTTACTTGTTTAAGGATCAAATTCAGCCCGTGAACAAGTCTCAAGGGGTTACGTCTCCGGCTAATATCTATGCCCAGACTGGGATCAACCTAGCCAACTTCACTCTCTCTGGTGAGACGTTCAACAACAACGAGATCGGCGGTAACCTTCACCTAACGGGTGGGTTCTTGTGGATGTATGACGGGGTCAAGCCTGTTGAGCATAACTTCCACCTGTGGCCGGAAGATGTTCTTGTAACTACATCTGGCGCTGGTGGATCAATCACAGCACAGCAATACTACTACTATGCCGTATACGCCTGGACAGATGCTCAGGGGAACATTCACAGAAGCGCTCCAAGCATTCCGTATGGTGTGACAACGACTGGAGCTACTTCTACCAACACGGTGAAGATTCCTTACCTTAGGCTAACGGCCAAGACTTCTCCGAACAAAGTAAGAATCGAGATATATCGTTGGTCTACCGCAAACCAAACACCTTATCTAATTACCAGCATAAACAGCCCGCAGCTTAACGACACAACGGCAGACTCACTCACATATACCGATACGGCGGCAGACTCTGCAATAATTGGAAATCTAATTCTCTATACTACCGGCGGCGTGGTTGAGAACATTGGAATACCTGCTATTTCTACGATGGCTTTATTTAGGTCGAGGTTGTTAGCTGTAAGCGCAGAAGATCCGAACACTTTGTTTTTCTCTAAGCAAGTAATTGCCGGAACTCCTGTTGAGATGAGTGATCTTTTCACGTATTACATTGCCCCTACTACGGGGGCACAGGGAAGCACCGGACCCACTACCGCTATTAGCGGATTAGATGACAAGGTGATCGCTTTCAAATCACAAAACGGTGTTGGAACTGGAATATATTATTTCACTGGAAATGGACCGGACAACACTGGCGCCAATAATGATTTCAGTGATCCTGTTTTTATTACCTCTTCTGTTGGCTGCTCTAATCAAAAAAGCATTGTCCTGGTTCCTAACGGATTGATGTTTCAGGACCCACAAAAGGGAATCTGGCTTCTTGGTAGAGATTTAACCACCACTTACATCGGTGCCCCGGTAGAGGCCTATAATGCTTATTCTGTTCTGTCTGCTATTAGTGTTCCTGGAACTAATCAGATCCGTTTCACGATGAGTAACGGCATCACGCTGGTGTACGATTACTTTTATAATCAGTGGGGTACGTTTACGAACATACCAGCTCAATCGAGCACGATCTATCAGGGGCTTCACACTTATCTGAATTCTTCGGGCCAGGTGTTTCAGGAGTTGTCTGGTTCATATGTGGACGGCGGAAACCCAGTGCTCATGTCGTTTACTACTGCGTGGCTGAACATGGCAGGACTTCAGGGATATCAAAGAGCTTACTGGGTTTACCTGCTTGGTCACTATTACACTCCTCATATTCTGAGTGTGGCGGTTGCTTACGATTACAATGACAGCCCTTCACAGATTTCTAAGATTTACCCGACCAACTACACACCTACGTATGGTGGAGACTCGCTTTACGGTGGGTCTTCCCCGTATGGAGGAAACCAAGACGTTGAGCAGTGGAGAATTTTCTTACAGAAGCAAAAGTGTGAGTCGTTTCAGTTAAAGATTACTGAGATCTATGACCCTTCTTATGGAGTTAGCCCTGGTCAGGGCTTAAGTCTTTCGGGTGTGTCCGTTGTTGTTGGTACTAAATCCGGTTACCCGAGATTGGCTGCCAAGAACTATGTCGGATAAGTTTGCTATCAGAAAAGTTCAGATTACTGACATCTTTCACGTGAGATCGTGGCTTAACGACAGGAAGCTACCCACTCCTAAGTTCGAGGATATTCCTAAAATTGGATTTATGTGTCTGAAAGACGGCGTACCCATAGCGGCTGCGTTTCTCAGAACCTGTGAGGGCAAGGTGGGATGGTTTGATAGCCTAGTAAGCAACCCGGCTGTGGCCCTGTACACCAGGCACCTGGCCATTGAGGCTTTGATTGATAAGATTTTACTCACAGCCAAAGAGAACGGTTTTAATAGGGTAATTGCATTTAGCATAGACGACGGGACAATAAGAAGAAGCGAAAAGCGCGGGTTTATTAAGCAGAAACACACCGTTATCTCGTTAGTCCTTCCAAATACTTAGGAGCGTGTATGGGTTTTGTTGATGACATGTTTAGCGGTGACAGTGGCGCGGGCTGGAAACCAAATGTCGAGATTTTAAAGACAGCAACTGAGCAACAAATAAAAGACGCCTACAGTCGCGCTCAAGGTGGTCTTGATCAGCAGCAAAGGTTTTTAGAGGCCGCGCAAGGACAAAATGGTCTTGGAAATCAGTCGGCTGTGTTTTCTCAACAACAGGCGCTGGCAAATCAACTTCAGGATCAAGCAAACGGTGTTGGACCAAATCCCGCTCAAATAGCATTTGAAAACGCAACGGGTCAGAACATTCAGCAGCAAGCCGCTCTCATGGGTTCTCAAAGAGGAACTAGCTCTAACCCTGGAATGATCGGAAGACAGGTTGCTCAACAGGGTGCTGGAATTCAGCAACAGGCTGTTGGTCAGTCGGCTCTTATGCAAGCACAGCAGCAATTAGCCGCTCGTCAACAGTTACAGCAACAGCAGGCAATGATGGCGGGTCTCTCTGGTCAACAAGTTAGTCAAGAAGCTGCTGCTACTATGGGTATGAATCAGGCGGCGCAGAGCGAGCAAGGTATTCTTACTGGTGCTGGATCTTCTCTAAATAATGTAAACGCAAACCTTAGTGGACAACAGGGTCAGATGGCTGGAATTAATGCCCAGGGCCAGTGGAAAACGGTTGGCGGCATCATGAATGGTGCAGCGGCGGCGAT